CAGAATCATTGGCGTTATGGCTGAAACAACTGTTGCGGGTGGAACTGGAAAAGTCCAAGTCCGTGGCATTTGCGAGGCAAGCATCCTTGGTGCTGCTGGCAAGGGCACAGGTTTGAAGATTGGCGTTGCTGGATTTGCTGCAACAACAACGGCTGGAGATTCTGCTTGTGCACTCAACCTGAAAACTGTTGCTGCTGCAAGCACTTCAACGGTTCTTCTTTTTGGAATCGTAACGGGTTTCGGCGCTGCATGATGTTTCGTTTCAACAAGTAATTCAAACTTCGGTTTGGACACAATACGAATGACGGGCGGGGTGGAATACGAGCCACCCCGCCCCGAATTCTTCGGGAAAGAAAACTATGGCACTTACATACAAACAATTCAAAGATCATCTCTTACTCGCAATCGGTGGATACCCGTCACTTGCTCCAGAGCAAACACGTGACGAGCGACTGTCCCAGATTTGCAACAACGCTGGAGATTATCTTTACTCAATTCCTTGGAACTTCAGAGTCAAAACAAGTAGACCAATCAATACGGTCAGTGGTCAAAACTTTGTGACCCTTGACAATGACATGGTTGAAGTCATTTCAGTTGCAATGACAGATAATTATGGAGCATCTAAAGACAGGGTGTCACTTGTAACGCCACAAGAAATGGACACGTATCGAACGACCTTTCCGTCTGCTGCCCTTGTAAATCCAACCTACGTGTATGCCTGTATGAGTAGACCGTGGGCAGACAGTGGCGGTACAACCGAGATCGTCGAAGGCACTGCGCTGCCAATCAAAAGACTTGAACTGCATCCAACTCCAGCCTCAACCACAACGGGAGCCTTGGTTGTTCGATATCGAACTGCGTTCCCGCAAACAACTGCGACCACGCTTGACACATTCATACTTGCAATTCCAAACTACTGCGAAGGATTGTTCATTGCAATTGGAAGAGCCTTTGCACTGGGATATGAAGACGAAGGTGTGCAGCAACATCTCATGAATGTCCAGAACGGACCGCTTCTTGCAATGGCAATGCAAGCAGACGGCATGACACTTCAAGACGGTGGACTCATTCGTCGCTCACCAAACAAGTTCAATCAACAGCAACCGCAAGCGAAGAAATAATCACACGTGATAACTTTCAAGACAATCAAGGATCACATCATCCTGTCTCTTGGAGGCTATCCCTCGCTTGCTCCAGAGCAAACACGTGATGAAAGACTTGCAGAGATAGTAAACAACGCTGGTGAGTACCTGTACTCAAACCCGTGGAACTTTCGCAACACAACCTCACGGCTTCTAAACACGGTTCTTAACCAGCCATTTATCCAACTTGATGCAGACGTTGGAGAGATTGTCAGCATCCTTGGGAGCACGGCGTATGGCAGCAGAATTGATCTGATCACAAAGTACGAAATGGATTTGCATCGACTTGGAAGTGGAACCGTTTCTTCGGTTGGCGTTTCATTTGCCTGTGTAAGCGCAAGCCCACTTACCGCAGGGTCGGCAAACCAAACGAACAGGCTTGAGTTGTATCCAACTCCTTCAGATTCAACCGTTGGCGCAATCACCATTCGGTGCAGCGTTGTATTCCCAAACGTGTCTGCAATTTCCGACGATACGTTTGTTCTGTCAATGCCTGTGTACGTCCAGAATCTTTTCATTGCGTACTGCAAAGCATTTGCCATTTCGTATGAGATTGAAAACCTTTCTGCCATGTTGATTCAAATAGATCAAGGTCCGCTTATGGACCAAGCACGCCGCAAAGATGGACTTCAGCAACAGAGTTTTGGTGTGCTGCGCAGATCCGTAGATATCCGTGGAAGCAGTATGCCAATTTCATTTGGAGTAATCCCAGACCCGTAATCCCATGCAAGACGAAACTAAAAAATTGGCTCTTCCGATGTTTGTTCAATCAGCACAATTGCTTGTGTTAATCATTGGCGTTGGCGTAATGATGATGTCGATTGGGAAGAGAAACGCTGAACTTGATTCTGCTTTGTCACAAACGCAAGAGTTGAAAAGCATTACTTCTGATCTGACAAAAGCAGTGTCAACACTTGCGGTTACAGATGCACTGCAAACGCAATTGCTTCGTTCAATTGAGCAGCGGATCTTTAGCCTTGAGGGGAAAAAGTAATGTCTGTTCCCTTGCTTGCTGATGGATTTGAAAGTGCATTCATAGGTATGGCTGTTCGTGCTGGTCCAGATTCGTCTGACTTCCCAGTTGCAGCGTACGACATCGAAAAGTGTGTCAAGGTTCTTATGACACGTGACGGAATGACAATGGAAGAAGCGCACGAGTTCATTGAATTCAATGTGACCACGGCGTGGGTTGGTGAAGGAACTCCAGTTTTCATCACGGGAATGTCCCTTGATGAGTTCCAAGAAATGGCTGACGAATTACAAGGAGATGAAGATGAGTGAATTCCTAGTTGGAAAATCGTGGAAGACAAGTATGTCTGGTCTTGCAGCAATCTTGGTTGCGGTCGGTGCTGCGTTAAGCGCACTGTCTGACGGCAAGCCAGAAACGAATGTTGACTTCCCCAGTTTGTTTGCGGCGTGCATTGCAGGCGTTGGACTTTTGTTTGCACGAGACAACAATCGGTCTTCGGAATCTGTTGGAGCCAAATAATTGTATGCGCTTATTCGTGCGATCATCGACTCCCTGCTTTCTTTCATCAGCGCAAACGCTGGGAAGGGTGTGCAAGTCGATACTCCTGACGATGGCGTTCAGTCCAACGTTCGCATTGGTCGGCGTGTACGTGAGTATTTGCGTAATCGCATCGGTCGGATGCCAGAGGGTGGTGCTGGTGGATCCACGGACGGCAGTGATAAGAGTGGGACCAAGTTGTAATTGCAAGGTGTACTTAATGATGGACGGCAAGTGGAAACTTTCTGATTCAGAAATGCTTATCCCAGAAGGCTTCTATGTAGTAAGCCCAGAATTTGTAAACGAGGAAACTAAATGAGTACGAAAATTCAGTTCAGACGAGACACAATAGGAAACTGGGCTGCAAGCGGTTACCCAGTTCTTGCAGTTGGAGAAATTGGTGTTGTTGTTGATGCTTCAAACAACATCGTCAATATGAGAATGGGGGACGGAGTAGCCACGTTTGAAAATCTTTCTCTTTTGAAGTTGTCGTTTTTCAATGCAGATGACATGGTCAAAACGGTTCATCTGCAAGCCAACTCTGTTACGTCTGTAAAACTTTTAAGCGATGCGTCAGTTGATGGGAACCGTGCGGTTAATTCTGACCACATCAAAGACTCTCAAGTCATTACACGAACGATTGCTGCAAATGCGGTTACGTCTGTAAAGTTGTTAAGCGATGCGTCAGTTGATGCAAACCGTGCGGTTGAGTCGAATCACATTAAAGACTCTCAAGTCATTACACGGACAATCGCAGATGACAATGTTACGTACGCAAAGATCCAGAACGTAACAGCAACAGACAAGTTGCTTGGTCGTGCCACAGCGTCCGCAGGAGACATCGAAGAAATAACGTGTACTCCGTTTGCACGAACAATCCTTGATGACGTTGATGCGACTGCGGTGCGTACAACAATCAACGCAAAGGTTATTCAGACCGAACCAGTAACGACTGGTGGTACTGGCAACACATCTCTTGCTGCTGGAAACTTGCTGCTTGGCGCTGGAACAAGTGCTATAACCACCGTTGCTCCTTCGGCAAGTGGAAACATTCTTACTTCAGACGGAAGTGCGTGGATATCTTCTAACTCAATTGCAGCCAACACAAGTGGATCATCTGCGTCTTGTACTGGGAATGCGGCATCGGCATCGACTGCTGCCGCTTGCACTGGTAATTCTGCAACGGCAACGCTTGCCACAGACGTAACAAGGCTTCCAATGGGAACACAGCCTATTGGTCTTGGGATGCGTACTTTTGGTAACCAACTTTGGATTGCCAACGGGAATAGCGTTAACGGACTTGCAACTTTGTCATACTCAACAAGGTTACACACAAACAACTATATAGAATTAAGAATAACAAATTCTGGCGGGCAGTGGGAAACTGTAATAGAGGCGAGGTTAATCGGTGGAAACTCATGGTTACCCGAAGATTGCACGGTTACTTTCAGTACATATAACACTAATGGAAACATTACTCAAAGGTCCAAACTCATAACGCAGGCGCAATTAACTGGTTCAAGTGCTTATTTTGTTGTAGCAGACGCTACTAATTTTGATTCCAATACGGCGAGATTAACTACTGGACCATATTTGTCTTACAGTATGAATCGACTTTCGTAATGCCAGACATTGCGCTCAATCTTCCAATGCGTGGATACATTGAGTCCACAAAGTTTACTGCTGTACCCGAAGGGTTTACGCAGGGATGCTTGAATGTTTTACCTCGTGACGTGGCAAACAGTCGTATGCGAATCGCCAGTCGCAACGCATTCACACGAAGGTATGTCAGTGCGGCAACAACAAGAATTCAGCACGTTGGTTCCTACCGTGCGTATACATCTGCTGGTCTGATTACACGAACGCTGTTTGTGCAAGATGGATTGATATACGTCCAGAACGGAGTAAACGCACCCGCTCTTTGCACTGGTCAATCAACCGCACTGTTGTCAACAACACCAACGGTTCAAATAATGGGTGCGCAAGTTGGAAACATTTACTACTTTGTTGATGGAATCAGTTATGTCAAGGCTGATCTTTCAACAGCGATCCCCGCTATAACTGCTTGGACGGCTACAAGTGGCACGCTCCCGTCAGATGCCGCTGGAAACAAAGCAAGTATTTTCTCCGTGTTTGGATCACGAATTGTTTTGTCTGGGGTCAGGGGTTCAAGCACAAACTGGTTTATGTCTTGGGTTGGAGATCCCACGAAGTGGGATCCAGACCCAAACGATGCGGGCGCTGGGGTTGCTGGTGGATCCGATGACAAGTATGGTCTTATCGGCGAAGAAATTATTGCGCTGATTCCACTTGGAAGAAGTGGTCTTGTGTTTGGCTGTCGCAACTCCATGTCGTACTTGACAGCAGACCCAGTTGATAGCAGCAATGCTCAACTCATTACGATGTCAAGATCAATTGGAGTTGTCGGTCCAAGAGCGTGGTGCGCTGGACCAAATCAAACCGTGTTCGTTTTGTCAAAGGCTGGCTTGTTCCAGTTGTCACCAAACGACTTTGCTATTGACAAGTCATCAAGCATTTCAGAAGCAATCAGCAACGTTTTCGACCGAACAGACTTTAATGATTGCGAGCCAACACTTTCTTTTGATCCACAAAAGAACTGGCTGTACATCACACTTTCAAGAAAGAGCACGCCAAATAACTCTGTGCATTTCTTTTACGACATTACAACGCAATCGTTTTGGGGCTTTAGAATTTATGACCCACGTGGTCAGCCAGTGTGCGCAACTCTCATTGATGACCCAAACAATGTGTTCCCAACCGTGGTTTTCGGGACGGTCAATGGATGCTTGACGCAGTACGCAAAGTCCGTGGTACTTGGTTTCGATGGCTACCCAGAACAGGGAATGACAAGCCCCGTGTATCCAACCGTGTCAGAAGCCGAGGCGCAATCAATCAAGTCGTTTATCTATCTTGGTCCAATTCTTTCGCCTATGCCCAACAGGTATCTACTGACTGCCGTTGATGTTGAAACTGGAAGAGATGAATACCTAGCGCAAGAGACGTACAAGATCTTGTCAAAATCTCCAACCGCAACATTATTGTCTGGCGAAACAGCACAAGAAGCGGTGAATGTAAACGCACGTCAGGTGTTCGTAACTGGAGATGACGAAGGTTTGGATGGAGGCGGCAGGACCGACCCAACCGTTACCGTCGATTGTGGAGGTCGTGCGATTATTGGAACACTCTTTCAGTATGACGGTGGAAACGCAGACAGACCGTATGGGAGATACACACTTGTTGATCAGTTCTCAAAAGGTCTTGGTCGTATTTGGCAAAGACTTGATTGGCTTCTGCAATACACAGCAAGCAAGTGGGGGATTTACGACGATACTGGTTCAACGCTTGTGTTTCAACACGCAGCGTCAAACGTCGATCCATCCGATGCTCCGTTTATTGACCAAGGTTCTTCTGGTCATACCGTTACGGTTACAGATATTTCATACGAAGACGGCAACTCATACGACTTTGGGAACTTGAGTGACGGGGACAACAACAGGTTTCGTTGCAGGGTTCGTGATTCAGCGTTCTACATAAAAATTTATTCAGGTGGATATCCGTGGTCGCTTGAGCGTGTGTCAGTCACAGCAGAAGACGGCGGCATGAAAAGAAAGGTGATGGTGCAATAATGGGATTTCTATCAGACCTTTTTGGTGATGAGAAAAAACGTGATGAAGGTATCAAAAGGGCAAAAACAGAAAGCGACAAGGGATACAAAGAACTTGGAAAGGTACAAGGTGAGGGATACGACAGGGTTCGTGACTACTACAACCAAATGAGCACGGAGCACACGAACGCAT